AAATAAATAATAAAAGTGAAGCTTTTAAGGAAATGATACAAATTCTTGAAACGTACTGTATCCCTTATGATATAGATACATATAGAGGAGAAATAAGAAATATTACAGTAGATTATTCTCAATTTGAATCATTACTAAGTGATTTGCACTGGATTCCTTATAACATAATTTCAGATTTAAAGTACAACTGTCCAGCAACAACTTGGGATAGAGAAAATTCAGGTGGAATGTATACGGCAACAAATACTGATGGAATGGTCACAACATACAATTTTGATTAGGAGGAAAATATGAAAATTAAAAATAGAAGAGCCATTTCGGGAATAGGAATGGTGGCATTATTTGCAACAGGCGGTGCTGGTAACTTATTCACAGCATTTGTCTTAATGACTATATCATTAACTTGTCTTTACTTTGGCAAGGCATTTGATAGAAAAACTTGGGAGTAGGTGGTGGGAATGAGAACATTCGTAAAGATATTTCACAGCAATAATGATACTGAAAAATTAGAAAAAAGAATAAACGAATTTGCAAAGAACAAGGAAATAATAGACATAAAATACTCAATTTCCTCTTATGCTATGTGTAACGAATACTCTTCAACTGAGGGAACAGATTATAGTGCCCTCTTGATATACAAAATAAGGAGGGAAAAAAGATGGCAGAAAATTTTCAGAAGATTTTCCTTGAAACATTACATGATTTAAGCCTTTCGCTTGCTTATCTCAGAGGGCGATGCCTATTGCCTTATGAGACAAAATTAATAGCAACAAGATGTAAAATTAGCGTGTCTGAAGTCTATCATGTACTTGAGACAGCTAAAAAAGAAAATTGGTCACTGAAAAAATAGGAGCAGGAATGGAGAAAATAGACAAAATACTTGAACTCAAAGAAGAAATAGAGGAAATACAGGATGAGATAATATCCTTTCTAGGAACTTCTGAAGAGGAAACAGTAAAAAAGGTGCTGAAGTCAATGAGATATTACAGGGATAGTTGGAAAAAAACATTGGCAGAATTTCAAAAATAAAAGTTGATAACCAGTGAGGAGGAAAAATGCAATACAGAGAAATAAGCTACTCTAACGAAACGGAGTGGCACGGCATAAGGAATAAGCACATAGGCGGATCTGATTGTGCCACTATAATGGGATATAACGAATATAAAAACCCCGTTGAATTATGGAGAGAAAAAACAGGAAGAAAAGCCCCTGATGACTTATCAGAAAATCTGGCGATTATCAGGGGAAAAGAAAGCGAAAATTTGCTTATAGAACACTTTAAAATAAACAACCCTAGCTATAATGTAGGTAAGCTTGAAAAAACTCTTGAGAGCTTAAAATATCCGTTTATGAGTGCCAATTTGGACGGAATATTGGAACATCAGGAGCTTGGCAAAGGAGTACTGGAAATCAAAACAGCTACTTGTTTTAACTCGAATCAGTACTACGATGTTTGGCTAGTAAAAGATGAAAATGGCAGATACACAATTGATGACATCCCAATAAATTATTGGTTACAAATTCAACATTATCTTGCTGTCACAGGCTGGCAATATGCAATATTGTACGCAGATATAAAACTTGCTTTTCAGAATGATAGACATGTTTTAAAAAAATATATCTGTCACAGGAATGAAGAAGCAATAAAGGAAATAATAGAAAAAGAGCTGGAATTTAATTCGTACATCATTAATGATATTGAGCCAGTTTATAAAAGAAAATTACAAATATAGGAGGAAATATGGAAACAAATGAATTGCAAGTTGTGGAATTCAAAATAAAAAAAATAGTGCCAGCAAAAATTGAAAGCAATATTGAGGAACTGGAAAATTTTATGGCAGGAGTGAAAGAAAAATATCGAGGTTGGATTGTAACGGAAGATGAAATAAAGTTTGCAACAGAAGAAAGAACTAAATTAAATAAATTAGAAAAAATACTTTCTGAAGAAAGAAAAAGAATTCAGAAAGAAGCTAATACGGATATAGAAAAATTTATGGAAAAGCTTAAAATTGCAGAAAAAGAGGCAAAGGCATTGTCAAATAATATTTCTGAACAAATTAAAGAGTTCGAAGAAAAAGAATATCAAAAAAAACTGGAAAAAATTGGAGAAATAAAAGAACAAATTTTTTCAGAAAATAAGTTACTGGAACAATGGTTTACAGTAAATGAAAAATGGAAAAATAAGACAATGACACTCAAAAAAATTGAGGAGGAAATAAAAGAACAGTTCGAATACTGGAATAAAAGATACAACTTTATTACTTCTCAATTAACAGCAATAAATGAAGAAATAGAAAATAAAATAAGCTTTGAAGATGTACAATATTTAATGATTGCAGAATACGACAGTATCATGAAAAAGCTTGTAGAAAAGAAAAATGAAATCAAGGCAACTGAAGAAAATATGAAGAAAAAGGCAGAAGAAGAAAAGCAAAGAGCCTTGGAAGAAGCAGAACTTAAGAAACAAAAAGAACTTGAAGAACTGGAAAGAAAAAAAGAACATGAAAAACAGGAAGCAGTGGCAAAAGCTACTGAAGAAAAAACTTCTGAGCCAAAATCAGAAAATACAGATAAAAAAGGAACATATATCTGTATCAAAGTTAGTGAATTAAGCAAAGAAGCAGTAACAGAATTGAAAGCTGTTATTGAAAAATATAACTTAGAATATGAAAAGGAAGTGAGATAAATGGATAATACAAATAAATTAGCAAAGAAAAATAACAATGTGGGAAAAAGTACTTTAAAAGCGTTAGTAAACGCTGATGTTACTAAAAAGAAATTTCAGGAGATGTTAGGAAATAAGGCAGTCGGATTCTTAACTTCACTTATTAATACAACAAACGGTAATGCACAACTTCAACAGGCAGACCCGAACAGCATTTTAAAAGCAGGAGCAATTGCTGCAACATTGGATTTGCCAATAGACCCCAATTTAGGATTTGCTTACATTGTGCCTTACAACAACAAAGGCAAGAATGAAGCACAGTTCCAGATGGGATATAAAGGCTTTGTACAACTTGCAATAAGAACAGGACAATACAAGAGAATAAATGTTACTGAATTGTATGAGGGGCAATTTGAAAGCTACGACCCAATTACAGATGAATTAAAATACAATTTAGATAACAGACTCAGTGATGAAATAACTCATTATGTTGCTTACTTTCAGACAATAAACGGGTTTGAAAAGTACAATGTAATGAGCAAGGAAGAAATAGAAACTCATGCTAAAAAATTCAGTAAAACATACAGCTATAAAGGTTCAAGCTGGCAAACTAATTTTAATACAATGGCTAAAAAAACAGTTTTAAAGCTATTGTTAAGTAAATTTGGAATACTGAGCATTGAAATGCAGACAGCACAAAAGGCGGACCAGGCTGTAATAAGAGAATTTGATAAGAATAATATCGAAGTCGAATATGTAGATAGCGAAAACAACATAAATGACACAGTAGATGAAATAGTTATCAATGAATCAGATTCAACAAATGAAAGCAATTCTGAAGATGAAGAACTGAAAGAAATGTTTAACTCAGAAGACCAGTTTTAACAATCAGGGGGGGAATTGAAATTAAGGAGGATAGATGCTAAATAAAGAACAAATAGAATCAATATATATAAAACAGAAAGAAGAACTTATAAATCTTATATCTAAAAAGAAAAGAGCGAAATCTTATGATGTTGAAAAAGAAATTATACAGGAAATAGAAAAATTAAACATTGAAATTACTTTACTTGAAGTAATACTGGAGAAATAGAATATGAAAACAAAAAAAGAACTTGAAGAGAAAAGGTATGAGCTAGAGAAGAAAATAAAATATGTCGAGATAAACAGCAAAGCATGGCATTATCTGAGAGGTCAGTTTGATTTTCTAAACTGGCTCGAAGAAAAAGAGGAGGAATAAGAATGGAAAAAGAAACAGTACTTGAAATAGAATTTATGCCTATTTGGGAAAAATGGGCGTGGAGAGTCATAAAACAGGATGAAGAAATATTGAAAAGAAATGAATTCATAGATAAAGAATTGAACGTTGAATCTTTTCGTTCTCCAGAATTTTTATCATTAAAAAACAAACTCTTTATAAGAGGAAATGAAAAAAGATGGGATGACAATATAAGTATTTGTAATCAAGAAGAAAAAGCATTGATAGAAGAAAAAGTAAAAGCTATCAATGAAAAATATGGAATTAAAAAGAGATGGCGGGCAGAAAAGGGAAGTTATTATTATTTCATTGACCACGAACTTGAAATAAATGACAAAATAGATGACCAATATAAGTTTGATAATGAAATGTATGAAAATGGTAATTATTTTCAAACAACAGAAGAAGCTGAAGAATATGCTGAATACATGAAAAAATGTAGCCTTGAATGGCATGAAAGAAAGGGGAATAATGAGTAAATTTTTTGATTATATAAAAAGCAAAGAAAATGAAATAGGAAAAGAGTTTTTCTGTAACATAGAAATAGCAAAAACGGGACAGGAAGACAAAGTAATCATATATTACAGAAGTTTTTCTTTTAATAAAGAAGAAAAAGAAAAGCAAAAAAAAGAAGAGGGATTAAGCTATCTTGTTTTAAATAATCCTAGAAGTATAGATATATTTGTTAGTTATGGCGACTTATACATCTCTACTAAACAGGCAGAAAGCTATGTAAAAGAGGGAAAAAGGTTAAAAAAATTATTCACGATTAAAGAATTAAGAGAATTTGAAAAGAGGGAAGAAAATGGCTAGGAAGTTGAAAGTAAAGAAACCTAAATTATCTGCTGAAGAGAAAAAAATAATTGAAGAAATAATTGAAGAAAATTACAGCTATTATATTTTAAATTATGCATTACATACAGTCATGAAGGTGTTTATGCTGGAATTTAAAATAAAAAGACAGCTTGAAAATGGAAAAGTTAAGCATATAAATCATGAATTATTGAGTTATGGATTTCCTGAATGGACTGAAATAATCAATAGGACTGATGGTGCATTAGAAAGACTTTTTAGAATAGAAGATAAAGAACCTTTAAAAAATGAAAAAGTTATAAAGGTTTTTGAATTAACTCATGCATTATTTTACAGGGATTTGATAAAACAGTTTGGGAAATATATCAAAAATCCTTGCAAAGAGATAACAGAAGCTTTTACTTTAGCTTTCAGAATAATTGCCTGTTATGACACAATAAGAGATTGCATCTACTCAGAAAAATTGAAACTTAATAAAAAAGACAAGATGTATATTAAAACATTAGTCACAAAATTTTCTAAAATAAGAAAAAAGATATTAGAAGAAGCAATCTCAGTTGCAGAAGATTCAGAACTGAAAATTGCTTAAGGGGGTATAATCATTGAATACAAAAAGAGAAAATGTTAAACTTGCAATAATAAAAATTAAATTACTGGAGCAGAAAATAAGGCTTAAAAAAGGAGCTTAATATGTTTTCAGATTTTGGAAATGAATTAAAATACGCGATTAAATATACAAGAGTCTCAACTAACCAGCAGGATGACAGGGGCTCTAAAGAAATACAAGACTTAAAGATAAATGAATTTGCCACTAGGAACAATTTTAAGGTGGTAAATTCATTCACAGATACAGACCATGGGGATAATCCCTTAAGACCTGGAATAAATGCCTTAAAAAGCTATTTAAAAGGAAATAGTGAAGTTAAGTATGTCATATGTTTATTTCAGGACAGATTCACAAGAGATTTCAGGGAAGGACTTGAAAATTTGTACTTCTTAAAAGATTTAGGAGTTTCTCTCGTGACTGTAAATGAAGGACTTATAAAAATGGATGGAACATTTGACAGTATACCTGCTCTAATAAGATTCATTGGAGCACAGGAAGAAAAGACAAAAATTGTCAAAAAAACTACGGACAGTATGTATAATTATGCCAATACCAACAGATTTCTAGGTGGAAGCATACTTCCGTGGTTTAAACTTGAAAAAATATCGGAAAATGGGAAAAGAATAAAAATTATCGTGAAAAATGAAGAAACATGGAACATATATAGAAAATTTTTTATAGACATAATAAGAATGAAAAGTGTAAAAAAAGCTGCACTTGAAAATAGCTTGAATCCATACACAGTCAGAGAATGGGTAAAAATGCCAGAACTTGTAGGATACAGGACATACGGAAAAAAAGGGAAAATAAACATTACTTACAAAAAAGGAAGAAGAGCTGAATACATGGTTACTTCTGAAAAAGTACTCCCCGCCATTCTTTCAGAAGAGGAATATTCTAAAATAGACAGTGTATATAGGACTTATAAAATAAAATTTACTTCTTCAAGATTTCCTTATCTTTTTACAACACTTCTTCATTGTGAATGTGGTGGAAGGTATTTTGGTAACAGCTTAAAAAATAGATACAACACTTATTATCACTACTATAAGTGTGAAAAATGTGCTAAAAGATACAACGCTAAAAACATTGAGCAGGAAATAATTGAAGCAATACTGGAAAATAAAAATTTGAATATGCTAAATGATTATAATTTTAGAATAGCTGATTTATACGATCAGATAACTATTCTGAATAAAAAAATTGAAATGGAAAAAGAAAAAGAAAAAAATATTGTTGAATTAATGCTTGAAGGAATAATTTCAAATGATATTTCGAAAGAAAAACTTCGGACATTAAAAAATAATATAACAAACATAGAAAAGGAAAAGGAAAAACTTGAAGAACAGATTGAAATAGAAAGTAATAAAGAAATTACTGAAGAACATATAGAAAGTTTGAAATTTTTACTTAAAAACTATGATGAAGAAACAGTCACAGAATTGAAAGAAATTTTGAATCTGATTATACAAAAAATTGTTCTGAGTAAAAACGGAGAAATAGAAATAATATTTTAAAAGAAAAAGACCCAATAAATTTTAGGTCTTTTTTTATTCAATTACAGTTACTAAATTTTCTTTTTTTAATATATCATATACTTCCTTAGAGATTTGAACTTCTTCGTAGCCAGATTTTGAATAAAAATATATTGTTTCTTCTGTACCATCTTTTTTTAAAGAAGTAGCTTTTCTTATTGTATCACCTTTTTCAAGTGTCCAAGGAGAATTACTTAAGTCTCTTATTTGTTCTATTGCCATATGTGCCTCCTGTTATACTTTGATAAAAATTGTGTTTTTTAAATGGCGCACCCAGCAGGAGTTGAACCCACAACCTTCTGATCCGTAGTCAGACGCTCTATCCAATTGAGCTATGGATGCACATTTAAGTATATATTTTAAAAAAAAATGGCGGAGAAGGAGGGATTTGAACCCTCGATCCAAGTTTTAGCCCGGATACTCCCTTAGCAGGGGAGCGCATTCGGCCTCTCTGCCACTTCTCCACGTATATAAAAAATAAATGGCGGGTGAACAGGGATTCGAACCCTGAGAGCTTTCGCCTTGCCGGTTTTCAAGACCGGTCCCTTAGCCGTTCGGACATTCACCCACACTTACTTAATTAATATATCATACTTTTACATATCTTGTCAACACTTTTTTTATTTTTATAGATTTTTTTTTATCCATATAGCTTTTAAGCCTATATTTTCAAGGTTCTAACT